GTCTTTATAAAAGAGCACAACAATATAATTATGGCAGAAGAGAACAAATTATTCGGATTTTCTTTCAAAAGAAAGAAATCAGTAGAAAAAGTTAAAGCAAAATCATTCGTTCAAGATAACGAGGATGGTGCGTATCAAATATCTCCATCAGGTGGTTACTTTGGTCAGTACATTGATATTTCAGGTGATCAATTCCAGAATGATGCAGATCTTATATACAAGTATAGACAGATCTCGGTTTACCCTGAGATTGATGCTGCTGTTGAAGATATTACTAATGAAGCTATTACGGTATCGGATGATAACAAAATAGTATCATTAAACCTTGATGACTTAGAACAACCAGATAACATTAAGAAATTAATACATGAAGAGTTTGAAGCGGTTCTTAGAATCCTTGATTTTTCATCTAATGGTTATGACTTATTCAGGCGTTGGTATATTGATGGTCGTTTATTCTATCATGTGGTGATTGGTGATAAAGAAGGTACTGGTATTGTAGACCTTAAGCTCATTGACCCTACTAAAATCCGCAAGATTAAAGAGATTGAAAAGGTTATTGATCCTCAAACTAAAGCAGAATTAGTTAGAGAGGTTGGTGAATACTACCTATACCAAGAGCAAGAACATGTTACAAACTCTGAAGGTCTTAAAATATCAACAGATGCTATCATTCAAATCAACTCAGGTTTATTAAATGATACACGTGATAAGGTAATTGGTTACCTCCACAAAGCTTTAAAGCCAATGAATCAGTTATCTATGATGGAAGATTCATTAGTTATTTACAGAGTAAGTAGAGCACCTGAACGCCGTATATTCTATATTGATGTTGGTAATTTACCTAAGGGTAAAGCCGAAGAGTACTTGAATAATACAATGAATAAGTATCGTAATAAAGTTGTATACGATGCGGAGACTGGTGCTATTAAAGATGAGAAGGCTCATCGTTCAGTCATGGAAGACTTTTGGTTACCTCGTCGTGAAGGCGGTAGAGGTACAGAGATTGATACTCTTCCTGGTGGTCAAAACCTAGGTGAGATTGATGATATTATGTACTTCCAAAAGAAATTATATAAAGCATTAAATGTACCGGCCTCTAGATTAGAAGCTGACACTACATTTAATATTGGTAGATCATCTGAAGTTACTAGAGACGAGCTTAAGTTCCAGAAGTTTATTGATCGTGTTCGTACTAGATTTGCTGGCTTATTCTTAGAGGTTCTTAAGAGACAATTGATTCTTAAGAAGATTATTGTACCAAGCGATTGGAGAACTATTAAGCATGAGATAGCCGTTGAATATGAACGTGATAACTATTATGCTGAACTTAAAGAATCAGAGATACTTAAAGAAAGATTAGATAGTCTATCAATGATGGACGAATATGTCGGTGTTTACTTCTCCCAAGAATGGGTTAAGAAGAAGATTCTTAATATGAATGATAAAGACATTGAAGAGATGCAGAAGCAAATGGATTCAGAAGGCGATCAAGATATTGATGCCGATTTAATGGATTAGAAACATAAATTTATATAAATATATTATACAAGAGGAATAAATAATGGATATTAAAGATTTAATTGATGACATTGGTAAAGGTGATGCCCAAGCATCTAATAACACATTTAATAGTATTGTGTTAAGCAAGATGAATGTGGCTTTAGATGCTCGTAAAGAGGTAATCGCTAATGACATGTATGGTTCTAATGAGCCAATTAACACAGAGGAACCTAAGGCAGATGCTAACATTTAAACAATCATTTAATACTTTATTAGAAAGTAAAATGAAATTGCCTAAGGGCGAGACTATAGTAAAGGAGATTAGCAAGCTTGGCAAGAGCAAAGATGTTAATGCTCTTATTACTGGTAAGGCCAACAAGTTTATTCTATACGTAGATGAAACTAAACTAGATACTTTTAAATCAGTTAAAGATGCTGAAAAAGGTCTTAAAGAATTTTTAAAGGTAATGGGAGTATAACATGAATTTACATGAAGCTAGTATAGATCTATTAGAAGGTAAAGCAGAAGGTCAAATAATTAGTAAAATGCTTACTATGACTAAGGCTTTAATGAAAGAAGTAGATAAGTTATCTAAAATTGATAATGGTGATTTGCATGATCAAATTACTAATATGGATCATTTTACTACAAAATTACGTGATACAATTTTAAGAGCAAATAAGGTAAACCCTAAGTAATGAATATTAACGAAGCATACACCAGTATTAATGCTGTTGTGTTAAACGAGAAGTTTGACGAGAGGAAAGCTGAGGTAACACTTAAAGACTTGAAAATGGTATACGGTCAAGCTAAAATGATTGGTGCTAGTAAGGCTGCACAAGACGAATTAAAGAGAGTTTACTCAAGATTAGTAAGTGATTGGTTTGGTCATAATGAAGCTGGGAAACGTAAAATACCAACGGAGTTAAAATAATATGAAGTTAATAGCAGAATATACAAATGAAGGTTTAGGTTACTCGATTACTGAAGGAAAGAATGGTAAGAAAGAAACTTATATCGAAGGAATTTTTATGCAAGCGGAAGGCAAGAATAGAAATGGACGAGTTTATACTCGCGAAGTCCTTACTGCTGCAGTGGATAGATACAACAATGAACAAGTAATGACCGGTAGAGCCGTAGGTGAATTAAATCACCCAGAAGGCCCTTCGATCAACTTAGATAAAGTTAGTCACAGAATTACAGAACTTAAATGGAACGGTAATAATGTGATTGGTAAAGCACTAGTGTTAGATACTCCAATGGGTCAGATCGTAAAAGGTTTGGTCGAAGGTGGTGTTCAACTTGGTGTTTCAAGTCGTGGTATGGGAAGTTTGGAAAATAGAAATGGTGTTAGCTATGTGAAAGATGATTTTATGCTTTCAACTGTTGACATCGTGCAGGATCCATCAGCACCTAATGCATTTGTAAATGGCATTATGGAAGGTGTTGATTGGAAAATGGATGGCACAGGTCATTATATCCAAACAATTGAAGAAGGTGAGACTGAAATGATGGAAACAGTAACAGAAGAAGTGGTGGATAACACTGCATCTGAAGTTACTGGATTTGAGCATTTCCTCTCTAAACTATAACTCTAACAGGAGTAAATAATATGTCAGAAGAAATTAAAGACATCGCTGAAGAGGTTATTGTTGAGGAAACTAATACAGAAGTAGAAGCTCCCTTAACAGAAGCTCGTACGATCTCTGCAATTAATGCATCTTTACAAGAAATGAATAAAGATGAATTGGATGCAATCTTCGAAGCTGCTGAGAAAGCTAAGGCGAAAGCTAAAGTTGAATCAGAAGATGACGAAGAAGATGATGAAGGTGATGAAGAAGAAGGCGAAGTAGAGAACGAAAAGAAAGAAGCTAAATCTAAGAAAGAGTCTAAGAAAGACAAATTCAAAGAAGACGTTGATGCATTAGTTAAAGGCGAAGAGTCTTTATCTGAAGGCTTCAAAGAAAAGGCTGCTACTATTTTCGAAGCTGCTTTACATACAAAAGTTGCAACTAAAACTGTTGAATTAGAAGAGCGTTATGCATCTGATTTGTCAGAAGAAGTTAATGCTATTAAAGAAGATTTAGTAGACAAGGTAGATGGTTACCTTAACTACGTAGTTGAGAACTGGGTTAAAGAGAATGAAGTTGCTATTGAGCATGGTCTTAAATCTGAAATCACTGAATCATTCATCAATGCTATGCACGGTGTGTTTACTGAGCATTACATCAATGTACCAGAAGATAAAGTTGAAATAGTTGACGCTTTAACTGAAGAAGTAACTGATGCTAAGGATCAATTGAATGCAAGTCAAGAAGCTAACATGGAATTATCAGAGAAAGTTAAAGCTTTCGAACGTAATGAAATTGTTACTGAAGCATGTGAAGGTCTTGCTGCTACAGAAGCTGCTAAACTTAAAGAATTAACTGAAGCAGTAACTGCTGAAGATAATGCTGAGTTTGCATCTAAAGTTGCAACAATTAAAGAGTCTTACCTTAACAAAGACGACACGGAAGTAAAAGCTGAGAATGATATCGATGCAATTACCGAAAACACTAAAGAAGAAACACAAGTTACTGGCGCTATGGCTTCATACCTTGATGCAATTCAACACGCAAAACAATTCTAATATAGGAGAATATAAATGGAATTAAATACACAAAACTTACAAGAGAAGTGGGCACCAGTTTTAGAAGCTACTGATGCTGGAACAATTACAGACGCGCACAAACGTGCTGTAACTGCGGTAATTCTTGAAAACCAAGAAAAAGCACTTAACGAAACTCGCATGGCTGCTGGCGGTACTGATGCAACTGGTGGAATCGATAACTGGGATCCAGTAATGATCTCATTAGTTAGACGTGCTACGCCTAACTTACTAGCATTTGATATTGCTGGTGTTCAACCAATGACTGGTCCTACTGGATTAATCTTTGCTATGAAGGCTAACTACTCAGACGGTACTTCTGGAGCAGACGGTATTTCAGGTACTGCTGATGACGTTGCACCAACTGAAGCATTGTTCGGTGAAGCTGATGATTCATTCTCAGGTACTGGTTCTGCTGGCACTGGTTCTGGTATGGCTACTGCTGATGCTGAAAGCGATGCTAACTGGAACGAAATGGGTTTCTCTATTGAGAAGTCTATGGTTGAAGCTAAGTCTCGTCAATTACGTGCTCAATACACAATGGAATTAGCTCAAGACCTTAAAGCTGTACACGGTCTTAATGCTGAAACTGAATTGGCTAACATCCTTTCATCTGAAATTCTTGGTGAAATCAACCGTGAAATGATTCATACTATCAACACTCAAGCTGTTGCAGGTACTGCATTTGACGCTACTCCAGTTTCAGGTTCTTCTAAAGGACGTTGGGAAGTTGAAGTATATAAAGCTCTTATCACTAAGATGGAAATCGAAGCTTCAGAAATTGCTAAAGCAACTCGACGTGGTAAAGGTAACTTTGCTATCATCTCTTCTGGCGTAGCAGCTGCATTAAATGCAACTGGTTCAGTTCAGTATGGTAACACTGCTAGTACTGCTCTTGCAGACGTAACTGGTAACTTGTTCCTTGGTACTTTAAACGGTGGCATGAAACTTTATGTAGACCCATTCAATGCTGGTGACTATGTAACAGTTGGTTATAAGGGTGCTAACTCTTATGATGCAGGTATCTTCTACTGTCCGTACGTTCCGTTATCAATGATGAAGACAATTGGCGAAAATGACTTCCAACCTAAGATTGGTTTCAAAACTCGTTATGGTATGACTAACAACCCGTTCACTTCAAGTGCTGCTGGTGCAAAC